ATTTGGTAGGAACGGCAAGTGTTGGTACAGTATCAATAAGCGCAACTTAGGAGCAAATGATGGAAACAGCAAAAGTTAAAGGCATTGCAAAAACAGAAGCAAAAAAGGTTGTCAAAGGCCATGAAGCTTCTATGCACGGCACTAAAAAGATGGCTGCGGGTGGCAAGACCAACCTTCAAATGAAGCAGCTTGGTCGTGGTTTGGCTAAAGTTGCCAATCAGAAGAAATCTTCTTTCACATATAAAAGCGGAGGCTGATATGGGATACAGCAAAAAGATGATGGGCAAAGAAGTTGGTGATGCAGCTACTTATGCAGTTCCTCACAACATGAAGGGTAAGGCCGCGCCAATGGAATCAAGCCCCGGCAAACGCACAGCCAAGCGGGACAACAATCCTGACTGGACTCCTATGGATGGTGTTTCTATTGGAAGCAACAACAAAGTGAAGACCGATGGCATCAAGATCCGTGGTACTGGCGCAGCTACTAAAGGCGTGATGGCTAGAGGCCCAATGGCATGACTTACAGCGAATTGGTCATTGCGGTTTCTGACTACTGTGAGAACACGTTTCCCACGGTAGATATGAACATCATGATTAAGCAGGCTGAACAGCGTATATATAACACTGTTCAGATAGCAAATCTGCGAGCAAACGTGACTGGTACTATTACCACTGGTAACCCGTATCTGTCTGCGCCTAATGATTTCTTGTCTACTTATTCGTTGGCGGTGATTAGTGGTAGTGACTATCTTTATTTGTTAAATAAAGATGTGAACTTCATGCGTGAAGCGTATCCTAGTACGGCAGTAGCTTATCGGGGTAAGCCTAAGCACTATTCTATTTTTGGCCCTCAATCAAATGCTGTTACTGAGCTATCGTTTCTTCTTGGCCCAACGCCAGACACAACGTATTCTGTAGAGCTGCATTACTATTACTACCCAGAATCTATCGTTACAGCCAACAACACTTGGCTGGGCGACAATTTTGATTCTGCCTTGCTTAACGGAACAATGGTTGAGGCCATTCGTTACATGAAGGGCGAGGCAGATATGGTCAAGTTTTACCAAGACATGTATGTTCAGTCTATTGCGCTGCTCAAGAACTTGGGCGATGGCAAGCAACGTGCAGATGCGTACAGAGATGGACAAGTCAGGACACAAGTTCAATGAGCATTGTTCAAACTCAAACCACCAGCTTTAAGGCAGAGCTGTATCAAGGCATTCACGATCTGACAACAGACCAGATCAAGATTGCTTTGTATACAGCAAACGCAGATTTAAATGCAGACACTACCGTTTATTCAGCTACCAGTGAAGCAAGTGGTGGAAACTATGTGGCTGGTGGCTCTGTGTTGACACCGATCACGGTGAACAGCTCTGGATATACGGCATACGTTGGATTCCCTAATGTCTCGTGGACTGGGGCTATAACCGCAAGATGCGCTTTGATATACAACGTTACGCAAGGAAACAAATCTGTTGCTGTTTTGGATTTTGGATCTGACAAAGTTTCTACATCCGGCGGCACATTCCTTATCACAATGCCAGCAAACACGGCAACAACAGCACTTATTAGGAGTTCAAATTGATCGTAACCACAACCAAAGGCGACATGGATGACTCTCTGCTTGAAAAGCGGGAAGGCGCAGTCGATAATGACAATGAACTCACCACATGGGTTGAGTATTGGCAGGAGGGTGAGCTTGTTCATCGTTCTGTGCATGTGACACTGAAAAAGATGCCCGTCTTTGGCGGCGGCGAAACCCAATCAATTGGCTAAAGGAGAAATAAAGTGGCAAATACCCAATCAATGTGTACCTCTTTCATGAGTGAGTTAATGCTTGGTCAACACCAGCTTGGCACTGCAACGCTTGTGTCTCGCGGCAGCTTGACTGCGCCAACTACCGATACTGTAAAAGCAGCTTTGTTCCTCACATCAGCAACTATCAATGCGGCGACTACGGTATATGCTGCTACTGGAGAAGTCTCTGGTACAGGTTATACCGCTGGCGGTGTGACGGTAACGAATGCAACGGCTCCAACTTCAACCAACAGTTCAGCAACGGCGGGCGTTGCGTATTGGACTCCTTCAGCGTCAATTACCTATACAACGGTGACACTGACCACGGCGTTTGACACAGTGCTGCTGTACAACTTTACACAGTCTCTCAAGGCTATCAGTGTCCACACGTTTGGTTCACAGACCATCACGGCGGGTACTTTCACCTTGACAATGCCATCAAACACCACATCAACCGCTTTATTGCGTTTGGCAACTACTTAAGGGTAGGTCATGTCTCTCGGCTGGGGCGACAGCACTTGGGGCGCAAACGGCTGGGGCGGCACTCTTGAGATAACGGGGGATGTAGCAACAGGAACCGTAGGGACGGTCACGCCTAATCGGACTGTTGCGCTGAGTGGGGTTCTGGCTTCGGGAAATGTTGGGGATGTTGTTGAGACAAACAACCCAACGGAAGACGGCAATATTGCTTACGGAGATGTTGGCAGCGCAGCACCTGTTCTCACAATTGCTTTAACTGGTGTGGCGGCAACAGGAGCGGTTGGTACAGTTGACCACAGCAAGGATGTTGCCCTGACCGGCAACGTGGCAAGTGGGGAGGTAGGCACGGTTTCTCGGGGCGTTACTTCCTTGGCCTTGACGGGAGTGGAGGCTTCTGGTTTTGTAGGGACGGTTACCCACGGCAAAGAAGTTGTGCTAAGTGGGGATACGGCGGCAGGTGCAGTTGGTACGGTTGTTCAAAGCGCCTTGGTTGTTTTAACGGGTGTTGAGGCACTGGGGGTTGCAAATGCGGTCATTGTTCCGATTCCAAGCAATCAAGCAAATGGTGCAGTTGGGTCGGTAGGTTATGAGCTGGTCATTGAATTGACTGGTAACGCTTCCACGGCGGCTGTTGGATCAGTTGCTGTAGGTGCAAGAACATTTGGACTGACAGGGAATCAGGCTTCAGGAACAGTAGGGTCTGTGATTGCTGTTTATTGGGCAATCATAGATGACAGCCAGACTCCAAACTGGCAAAATATCAGTAACCCGCAAACTCCCGGCTGGTCGCTGATTGATGACACGCAAACCCCGAATTGGGAAGAAATTGAGGTAACAACATGACGACAGCATATACATCACTCTTAGGTCTGGCGCTCCCCGTTACGGGAGAGCTGTCCGGCACTTGGGGCGACACGGTAAATATCAGCATCACCTCGCTGCTTGATTCAGCCATTGCAGGTACTCAAACACTTACTGCCGACACCACGCTGACTACAACCACGGGTGCAGCAAATACATCACGACAGGCGATCCTGCTGTGTTCACCGGCTTCAGCAAACATCACGATCACGGCTCCTGCGCAGTCCAAGATTTACACGGTTATCAACACCTCTGCTGTTTATACGGTAACGATTCGTGGCGTTGGCCCGACTACTGGTGTGACCTTGGCTGTCAGCGAGTCGGCTGTTGTGGCGTGGAACGGCACAGACTTTATCCGTATCAGCAGCAATAGCGCCACCACTGGTAACTTTACCGTCAATGGAAACCTGACCGTCACTGGAACATCTGCGCTGAACGGAATCACAACACTTGGCGCTGCTTTAGTTGGCCCTGCCAGTGCTACGGTTTTCAACACGGTCAGCACAACGGTCAATGCCTTTGGCGCAGCCACCACGCTGAACATTGGCGCAGCTACGGGTACGCTGACCGTGGCAAACACCACGTTGGCTGCAAAAGCAATTACAGCGTCCACCACCCTGACTGTCACAGGTGCTGGATCAATACAAGGACTCACCGTAGGTAAGGGTGCTGGTGCTGTTGCCAACAACACAGTGGTTGGTAGCGGCGCATTGGGGACGGTAAATACTGGAGCTTTTAACGATGCTTTTGGTTTTAATTCCCTTAGCTTAAACACTTCGGGAACACTTAATACAGCAATAGGTTCTGGCACTTTGTTTTCAAATACCACTGGCGCATCTAATGTGGCGGTAGGAAGACAAGCCCTTCAAGCCAACACCACAGCATCTAACAACACTGCTGTGGGGTATCAGGCGGGGTATTCAAATACTTCTGGCGCAGTAACGGCGTTTGGTAATCAAGCGCTGTACGCGAACACCACGGCTGGCGGCAATGCTGCTTTTGGTGATAGGGCGGCAGCAAACAACACCACGGGCAACTCCAATCTTGCCGCAGGAACAGTTGCTTTACTTGCTAACACAACAGGTAATCAAAACACGGCTCTGGGCTATGCTGCTCTTACGGCAAACACCACCGCCAACGCGAACACCGCCGTGGGGTATCAAGCTGGGTATAGTAATACGACTGGTGTAGCAAATACATCTTTGGGCCATCTTGCTTTGTATGGTGTTATATCTGGTCAAGAAAATACCGCTGTTGGTGCGGGTGCTTTGTACACCAATACGGGCAACTACAACTCGGCTTTTGGTAGACAGGCCATGTATTTGCACCAAACAGGAGCCAATTGCACAGCAGTAGGGTATCAAGCCCTCTACTCCAACACCACAGCATCTAACAACACGGCGGTGGGTTATCAGGCTGGGTACACAAACACGACGGGCTTGTACATGGTTGCCGTTGGCTACCAAGCAGGTTTTTCAAACACTACAGGCGAAATTGCCGCCGTTGGCTTTCAGGCTCTGTACTCCAACACCACTGCATCCGGCAACTCTGCATTTGGTCGCTATCGTCCTTTGTATGCAAACACTACGGGAGCAAACAATACAGCAATAGGAGACCAAGCCCTATCATCTAATACCACTGCATCTCAAAATACCGCCGTGGGCGCTGGCGCATTGCAATTTAACACCACCGCCACCGCCAACACTGCTGTAGGTTATCAGGCTGCTTATAACAATACCGGAGCAGGCATAAATGCCTTTGGAGTAGAGGTTTTATACGCCAATACTACCGGTGTTGGGAATAGTGCTTTTGGAGGTTTACACACCTCAGTTTTAGCTGCTGCACTAAGAGCTAATACTACCGGTTCTTATAATGTGGCTTTTGGTACGGGGGCTCTTTCATCCAACACCACATCCAGTTACAACACTGCTGTAGGGTATCAGGCAGGGTATAGTTTAACTACTGTTGGTTACAATACTGCCATTGGTCATTCCGCAATGTTGAATGCAACTACCGCACAAGAGACTGTGGCTGTTGGTCAAAATTGTATGGGTAGCGGAATCTTAACAGCCAACTTTAATACTGGAGTGGGTGCGGCTGTTATGTACCCAATTACTACTGGAGCGTCAAATTTTGGTGGTGGTTATACCGCACTTAGAAATAACACAACTGGAAGTTATAACGTTGCTGTAGGCGCAGCAGCCCTTTATACAAACACCACTGCCAGCACCAATACCGCCGTGGGATATCAGTCACTTTATTCCAATAACACAGCTGCTCAAAACACCGCTGTTGGTTACCGTTCTGGCGCTACAACAAATGCAATCAGAGGTACTTTTTTAGGTTATGCCGCAGGAGAAAATAACACTGGACTAGGTAATACCATGATTGGTTCTAGTGCTGGAGTTGGAGCCGCAACAGGTTGTACTGGTAGTAATAATATTGCAATTGGTCCTTGGTATGACGGCAATCAAGAAGGCCCACTTTCAGCATTTACAAGCGGCTCGATAAATATTGCAATGGGATATGGCTCTTTAAAGTTTTTAACTACTGGAGGCCAAAATGTTGCAGTTGGTGCAATGTCAGGAAATCAGGTAACCACTGGTACCCTTAATTCGTTAGTTGGTTATAACGCAGGACAATCAATTACAACTGGCTCTAACAACGTCATTATTGGCGGGTACACAGGCTCTGCCGCACCCATCTCTGCTACTGGTAGCAACTACATTGTGCTGTCTGATGGTGGTGGTAATGTCAGGGGTACGTTTGATAGTAGCGGTAATTTTTTGGTGGGGACTACAAGCGGGGCTGGCGAAAGAATATCTGTTGTAGCTCCTAGTGGTAATGCCGCCATGTCTGTTCAAGTCAGCGCAAACGGCAACGCTGGTGTTAGCTTTAAAAACGTTTCAACAACAACGGTTGGTCAAATTGTAGTTAATGCCACCACTACTGCATACAACACATCCTCAGACTACCGCCTAAAGAACACCATCGCCCCAATAACAGGTGCATTGACTAAAGTTCAAGCACTCAAACCTGTTACTTATAAATGGAATATTGATGGTGAAACAGGCGAAGGTTTTATTGCTCACGAACTTGCGGAAGTTTGCCCTCATGCAGTAACAGGTGCAAAAGATGCAGTAGATGCAGATGGTAATCCTGTATATCAAGGCATTGATGTTTCATTCTTAGTAGCCACATTGACAGCGGCAATACAAGAACTCAAGGCATTGGTAGATACCCAATCTAGCACCATCACAACCCTGACAGCACGAATCACAGCACTCGAATCCACTTAACCAAGGAGATTAAAAATGGAAATTGAAATCACAGCAGAACAAATTGCACAGCACTACTCTGCCGCAATGGACAGCGTAAACCTCATCAATGGCGGTCAGCCAGAAGGCATGACTGATGCTGATTGGGCAGATTGCTTGTCACGCAACAAAGAGCATTTGGTCATCATGCTGGCTAAAGATTACTGGACAACAGAGAATCTGACTCCATTGCGTACAGCATCGGCATAAGGGGTGTTCACCGCTGCCCCATCTCAGCGGTGCTTTGGAGAAAACCATGAACGACAAAAAAATTGAACTGACCTTGGGTCTGGTGAATGCTGTTTTACAGTATTTGGGTAC